TACACCAGTAAAGTACTTGGTGAATATGAAACACTAGCTGAAGCTGAACGTGACGAATCACATCTTATTCATGAACCTAATGAAGTTCGTTATGAGATTAAAGCACCAGCTAAACCTAAAGCTAAAGCTAAAAAAACTAAATGACAAACAAGAAAGCAACTGAAGACCAGTTCAATGAGTTGCATAATCTTGTTACAAAGGAATTCCTTGCCCGTATTAAATCGGGTGAGGCTTCCACACAAGATCTAAAAGCAGCTTGTGATTGGTTAGCTAAGAATGACATCAGTGGTGTCGCCTTTGAAGGTAGCCCACTAGATAAGCTAGTTAGTATTATGCCGACTGTTGACCCTGAACTTGTACAACGGAGACTTTATGGCTCGAAAGTCTAGTCATAGCGGAGCCAAATATGCTAATGGTAATTATAAATCTTACCAAAAGAAATATGATGGCTCTAAATTACAGATCTCTAAACGATCTTCATTAAATAAAGAAAACCGTAAACGTGGAACCTACGGCAACGGTGATGGCAAGGATGTATCCCACAAGAAAAATGGAAAGACATTCCTCGAAGCAGCATCAAAAAACAGAGCACGTAAAGGACGCGCATGACCCCATTACTTCCTACCCCTAACGATTACCTCTACAACTTAATAGCCATGACCTCACCAGAAGCTAAGCGTCTGTGGAGACGCTCTATTAAGGAACACTTTGACCATACTTGTATCTATTGCGGAAAAACCTATGACCTTAGTCAGTTATCTATCGATCATGTTCATCCTCGCGCACGTGGCGGAGAGGATGTCGCAACGAATGTTGTATGCGCCTGTACCAGATGTAATCAGGATAAAGGAAGTACACCCGTCCTTAGTTGGATGAGAGACAAATTTGGAGTTAATAGACTCCGTGAAAAACTAATTATGGAGTATATTAATTAATTATGCCACTTAATGCTATAAAAAATTATGCAAAGGAAGAGTTTCCTGTTATTTATGAATCAAGTAAATTTATACGTGATAGGGTAGCAGATTTTAATGAAAACAGAGAACAAGTTTTTGAAGGTATTCAACAAGCAGCAGACAAAAAAGATTCTACCCAAATAAATGAAGAAGTTCGTCCAATTGGTAGCGAAGCTGTTTTAAATGGAGAACCTGTTTTCTGGTCTGGCCAAAACTATGGATGGCAATCTAAAGGATCTTTTGATAAACTGATGGACGAAGGTCAGTTTAGAATGGGTGGCATTGCAGCACAAAGGTTTGGTAATTCAATTACTGAAGCTATACCTCAAGAAGTAAAAGATTTTGCTACTGAGAAAATAACAGATGCTGCTACTGCTGCTGTAGATTTTTACCAAGATCAAAATTACGAAACTCAACAACGTATAAATGTTGGGCTTAATATTGCTAATGGTGTAGTTACTTTAGCTGATCAAGGTCTAGAGTTTATTAGTGAGAAAACTAATACTAGCAGATTTATTACAGATGAACTTGCAATGGCAGCACTTACTGCTGGTGGGTCTGCTGCAGTAAGACGAGCAACACCGGCTATTAAACAAGGTGCTAAAACTGCTATTAAAGCTATTGATAAGTATGGGCCTACTATTGATAATATCTTCCCACCTACTCCTCCTGCTGCTTTAGCTACGGCTGGTGCTGCACCTAATATTCAGTTAAATGTAGAAAAAGGCGGGGCAGTTATGAAAGCAGTGACTGCAAGAGATCGGGAAATACTTCAACTTGGTGGTGTAAGTACGGGTGATAAAATTATTTCGAACAAACAAGCTGAACACCTAACTAGACGTGCTGGTGAGGTTCAGGAACGAGTTGATAAATTACCATTAATGAGAGATGAATTAAATGAAATGATCGAAAATGGTGCTGATTTACGAGAAATAAAAAACTTTAGAGATACTATTGAAAATACCAAAGCTATGCTTCACAGAAAACGTTCAAATGTTTCTGTACCGACCCCAGAAGATCCATTGTGGTATCAAACAACGGCAGGTAAAGCTGCAAAGAGGCAAGAAGAACTTGCTAAAGGCTTGAAAACTGGCGAATACTTAGAAGCGCATCATTTATTTCCTAAAGTTCTTAGCTCTGCTTTTTTTGATCGCATGGATTGGATGATTAATAAAGGAATAGCGGAAGCAGATGATCTTGTCTTAATGAATAATATTGCTATTAAACTAGGCGCAAAGCCAGGTGATTATAAAAGTAATATGTTAAATATGAGAACAAAACCTCATAACGAATTACACACTGCAATGGATTATGCTAAAGATGAGTTTAATGAACTAGAGTGGGCTGAAAAAGTAAATAAAGCTAAAAATGTTGACGAGTTACTTGTCTTATGGAGAGACACAATTCAAGATGTTGTTCTTCCTACAGCTCAAGATGCAGTTTCCATAAATAAACTTGATGACGCACTTCAAAATGTTAGTACTTCATATTCTGGTACAGGTCCAATAAAATACTGGAAAAACAAAAAGAAGGCGGAGTCAAAAGAAATTAAAAGAAGGCAAAGGCAGAAAAAAACTAATAAGTAAAACCCTCTACAAGCCCTCCTAACCCCCTACACGCTAGATTCTACCTATGAACACTTTAGACCTCCTTAAAGACGATTTTAAGCTATTCCTACAAGCATTATGGAGTGAATTAGATCTACCAAACCCTACACGTGCTCAATATGCAATTGCTGATTACCTTCAACATGGTCCAAAGCGTTTACAAATCCAAGCATTTCGGGGAGTTGGTAAGAGCTGGATTACTGGTGCTTTTGTTCTTTGGACTTTATTTAATAACTCCGAAAAGAAAATAATGATCATATCTGCATCTAAAGAACGTGCAGATAACATGTCAATCTTCCTACAGAAATTAATCATTGAAACACCTTGGCTGGTACATTTGCGTCCAAAGTCTGATGACTCCCGTTGGAGTCGTATCTCATTTGATGTTGCTTGCTCCCCTCACCAAGCCCCTTCTGTTAAATCAGTGGGTATTACAGGTCAGCTTACTGGTAGTCGTGCAGATTTAATGATTCTTGACGACATTGAGGTTCCTGGCAACTCGATGACGGAATTTATGAGGGAGAAACTTCTACAATTATGTACAGAAGCTGAGTCTATCCTTACTCCTAAACAAGATTCACGTATTATGTTTCTGGGTACACCACAGACTACGTTCACCGTCTATCGTAAGCTAGCTGAGAGGAGCTACAAGCCCTTTGTTTGGCCTGCTAGGTATCCTAGGAAGGTTTCACAATACGAAGGCCTTCTAGCGCCTCAGCTGGTAGATGATATAGATCAAGGTGCAGAGAAATGGGATGTAACAGATGATAGATTTGATAATGAAGACCTGATTGAACGTGAAGCGTCAATGGGTCGTAGCAACTTTATGTTGCAGTTCATGTTAGATACGAGTTTATCCGATGCTGAAAAGTTTCCTCTTAAATGCGCTGACCTTATCGTCACTAGCGTTAACCCCTCTACTGCTCCCGAATCCGTTGTTTGGTGCTCCGATCCACAAAACGTTATCAAAGACCTCCCCACTGTTGGACTCCCTGGAGATTATTTCTACAGTCCAATGCAGTTACAAGGAACATGGGATCCTTACCAAGAAACAATCTGCTCTGTTGACCCGTCGGGTCGTGGCTCGGATGAAACGGCAGCAGCTTATATCTCTCAACGCAACGGTTTCTTGTACTTGCACGATATGCGTGCTTACAGAGACGGATACAGCGACAATACATTACTCGATATTCTAAAAGGTTGTAAAAAGTATGGCGTTTCTAAGCTCCTCATTGAAACTAATTTTGGTGACGGCATTGTTAGCGAGTTGTTCCGCAAACATCTTCAACAAACAAAACAAAACATTGATATTGAAGAAGTCAGAGCAAATGTTAGAAAAGAAGATCGAATCATTGATTCCCTTGAACCCGTCCTCAATCAGCATCGACTCGTTATCGACCGGGCTGTTATAGAATGGGACTTTAAATCTAACCCACAAGCTGCACCAGAAGAACGACTCCTATACATGCTGTTTTATCAAATGTCACGGATGTGTCGTGAAAAAGGTGCAATCAGACATGACGATAGAATAGATGCGTTAGCTCAAGGTGTACAATATTATACAGATGCCCTTGGTATCTCTGCTCTAGAAGCTATTAAAAATCGTAAACGTGATGAGTGGAATTCAATGATTGAAGAGATGATTGATGACCCCCATGCCTCTGCTAATCATATGGTTTTTGGTATGAATTTAGAACAAAGACAACAAGCTAAAGGTAACTCTAGAAACTCAATACCTAACTGGGTTTAACTTAACCCCACATGTATAGGGGGGAAGGGAAGGGTGGACCCGACTCCCCGAACGGGGAGGAATTCGAGACAAGCTCTCATTCCTCCTTCTTTCTCTTAATGAAGAGTGAGGAAACAAAAGACAAACAATCCCTCTTCTTCATTCTTTATAAACACATCCTCTTAAGTACTGAATCTTGTGAGTACTTATTAAACATCCCAATACCAAACATTAATCCCACCACAACTTATACTACTGTATGCATAATGTAGAGTTAGTTCATGTCACTCCTGATGCTGAACAATTGATAGCTTATATGGCTAGAGTATCTAATCCAGATAATCAAGATAATCCTGATTGTATTAAATTAATTAAATATCTTATTAAACATAATCATTGGTCTCCCTTTGAAATGGTTAATATGTGTGTACAGATTGACACTACCAGAAGTGTTGCTAGTCAAATCTTAAGACATAGATCATTTAGTTTTCAAGAATTTAGTCAACGGTACGCTCAAGTCGTAAACACGCCCTCCATTCCTAGCTTTAGACGCCAAGATACATCAAATAGACAGAATAGTATTGATGATCTTAATGAATTTACTCAACAAGAGTTTCAAATACGTACTCAAGACCTATTTGATCAATCTCTAGAGTTATATAATGAAATGCTTTCCGCTGGTGTCGCTAAAGAGTGTGCAAGAGATGTTCTTCCCCTCTCAACACCTACTAAACTCTATATGAACGGTACTCTCCGCTCTTGGTTGCATTATACTGCGCTAAGATGCGCTAACGGGACTCAACTTGAACATCAATTGATTGCAACTGGCGTTAACGGGTTACTTAGAACCCATTTCCCCCTTGTTGCAGAGGCAATGTGGCCGACCGAGTGCCCGTAGAAAAATAACATAAATTTCTGAAGCCTATCTCATATAAGTAATGCTAATAAAAACCCCCATAGGGGGTCAGAATATCTTATCATTGCCGCTCGCTTCGCTCGCTTCCTTTCTCCATGATCATCATTATTATTATGCGCGAGCGAGCGCGTAGCGCGAGCGGGTTAAGTGTTTGCGATACGAATAATTATTAGTACTGCTACGCAATAACGATAATCATTCTCAAAACATCTGTATGCGATTACGTAACGTATACGTAACGGTTACGTGTTAACGCCAGTCAACGAACTGTCTACCAATCCAACACAAAGGCGTTGAGCTGTGTCATACTGTATTCATACCACGAGAGACAGAGTATGAGACTGATTGAACAACAGATGATTGATGCAATCAAGCAACGTAAAGATTGGAAGAAAGATAACACACGCATTGAGACTATCAATTACAATGATACTTATGTGTGTTCTAATGTATATCTTCACAACAATCTTATTGGTGTTGTTGGTACTAATCAAGTTGAAGTATATGATGGAGGTTGGCAAAGTAATACAACCAAGTCAAGACTGAATGCTATCCTTGAAGGATTGTGTGATGGGTTTACATGTAGTGTGTACCAACATAAGTTTGAATGGTTTATTACTGATGGTAAGTTAATCCATCAGTTTGAGAATGGTTACACCTTTGCGAGGGTTTGATATGAAACTAAAAGAAACCACATTCACACTTGGAGCTAAGCCTAT